CCAGGTCCTTGGAATGCGTGTGAATATAGTTTTACAAAAGGTAGGTCTTCGTTTTCTGGTGCGGGTAAGAAACGAATAACAGCATAGCCGTTACCACCTTTATCTACATCTAATTTCCATATGCGGTCATCTGAATTACCGCCTGTGTTGTTCATCTTCTCAACTTCTTTAACAAGTTTTGCAGTTAAAGAGCCAAGTTTTGACTGTTTTTTAAGGTCTTTAAAAGACATTTAGATACCTCGGATAAATTGGATACGTTGGATAGTTGGATTATAACAGAAATTATCTTAAGCGTCAAGCTGTGTTTTAAGATTGTCAATTGTATGTGACATTCCAGAAAATAATAATGTCATATCAGTTCCCTCTGGAAAACCAAGTAGTTGAACTGACTGTTCTAAGTGTTCCTTTAACTCAATTGCTTCTGGATCTTTTGACAGACTAATGCGTGTATACATTAATCTTTGCTTCTCTAACAAACTGGTAAGTTTTTCAATGTGATCAAGTTTGTCTTCACGACTCATTGTGCCAAACTTGAAAGCTTTATCATATATCTCGGCTTGTAAACCTTGAATATCTTCTAAACCTTCTTTGACTAATTTAGAATCAAAAAATTCACTCATGAATAATTTCCCTTAAGATTTTTTTAAATTGGAACACATTAATATTTAGGAAAGGTTTATACTTCTTGATTTTGAGACTGACGGTTTCCCATACAGGATCTTTCAATTTTTTATCAAACCTTTCTGAAAATGCAAAAATAATATCGAATATTACGAACGTCTCTAATGATATATCTCCACCCAAAAATCTTTTTAATATTATTGGATGTCCTTTCTTACACTCTAATATTTTATCTAAACTATTATCATCTAACAATTCATTTGATTGTTCCTTAAACAGATATGACATACTTTGCTGTCTTCTCATCCAATCAGAATAAGTTCTATCTCCAGAATTGATAATCTCTCCTATCCACAAATTTTTTGGATTATCTGTGGTTACAAAGTTTGCCAATAGAAAATTAACAATCTCATCATCAGAATATTTTCTTGATGTCTTCTCAAACCAATACTTATCTTTCCTCTTATTAAAAGAGGTTACAGTCGCACTGGATTTTCCACCATACCTAAAAAAATCATACTTACGATTCGTAAAATGATTCTTCATTGATAGATATGACTGATACGTTTCAAATGGTGTCACTTTCATCAACTTCTTCCATATTACCAAGTTCTTCAATCGCATCAACAGGAACTTCTACTCCTGCTATGCTATACCAGTGTTGATCAACACCAATACTATCAGGTCTCACTCCAAGATATTCTAGATTTTGGAACGTATGTTCACGCAACATCGCTTGTAAACGATAATGCATTAACTCAGATTGTTTAGGCATTATAAAGGTAGTTTTGCTCTAGATGTAGGTTTCATAAAATTAAGTCTCGTTGCATCCCACTTCAGTCTTTCCTTTAATGGTTTTGAGATTAACTTTGATACTGATTCTACCTCAATATTGTTAGTTTCGCAATAGTAGCAAATGGCATCAATATAATTGAAGTCTTGTTCTGCAGCGACAATCTTTTCGATTTCGATTGCAAATTTGGAAGGTGTCAAGAATTTGTTCTCGATTGCCTGTTCTAGTTCTTTACTTGTTTCCATAGAGTTCCAGTTTATCTTGAACAAATTTATTAATGTATTCTCCGAGGAGTTTGATATACTTTGCTTTGTTGTACTCTTCATAGACGGTGCATTCTCCATTTTCACATGACATAATAATTACTAATTTTTTAACAGAAATACCTGTTAGTTCATATAACATACAACCGTATGCCATACACTGGACAAAATAATGTTCAATCCAGTCTCTTGGTTTTGGTTTTTTAGAAGTCTTAAAGTCGATTATTGCTAATTCGTTATTGTATTCTGCAATACAATCAACAGTTCCAGCAATTCCAAGTTGCTTACTATAGAGAGCACCCTCTAAAGCGTAAATATTATTTATGTTATTGATTTTTGCTTTAGCGACCTTGAACAGAAAACTCGATATCGGAGGAACCTTTGGTGCGTCCTCATGATTATATAGATGGTTTTCAGTAAGGGTGTGAAAGTCAGTTCCACGGGTGGTTGCTGCCTTTGTAATTTTGTCTGCCACCTCATTACCAACTCTCTTTCTCCAATCCAGAAATATCTGTTTGTTAAAGTGACTGGTAATAGATGTGATTGAAACTAATTTAAGTAATTCATCTTCGTCAGGCACGTTATAATAACGCACACCATCAATAGTTTCTCTTGATAACTTAGGAAGATCAATATCTACATGATTAAACATTAAAGTCCGACTTCTAGTTTTGCAATAATATATTCTTTGACAAGTCCAGAACGAACTATATCATCAATGCCAAACTCTATTATATCAAAAGATGGCATTTTACGCAAGATGTTAAGAAAATCGTGTATTCCATTCCTATCATTTGTTTTAACTAAGTCTGTTTGACTTGCATCACCGCAAAAAATAATCCTGCTATTTTCACCAACACGAGTGATAATACTATCTAATTCGTGAAAGTTTAAGTTCTGAAATTCATCGACAATTATAATAGCATTGTCAAGCGTGGTTCCACGAATAAACGATGTACTCCAGAATTTGATACTATCCTGTGCTTTGAGATTGCCATATAACATCTCAAAATCAGCATCAGATGGCATCTGAAACATATATTTTACCATATTTTTGTATGGTATTTGGTAAATATCTGCTTTATCCTCATGATCACCTGGTAGAAAACCAATCTCACGAGTTGAAACCAAAGAACGAACTAAGTATATCTTTTCATATGGTGTAGATTCATCAAGAATATCTGAGAGTGAATTATACAATGAAATAAATGTCTTACCAGTTCCAGCAGTGCCATATGCAACTAAGTGTTTTCCTGCAGCATATGAATCAAAAAGTTTTTTCTGATTATCTGTGATTGGTTCAATATCAATCAGATATGTATTACTTATTGGTTTCTTCCTCTTCATTTGTTTGGACGTATATCCAATACCAATTGGATTATCTCCATTGGTTTTCTTTTTTCTAGGCATTTTCCTAAAGTGTTTGTATGGTATTATTCCTTGGTGCTGCTTTTTTTGCTTTATTCAGAATAGTGTTCCAACCAGGTGCTTTTTTTCTTAACTTATCTTGCCACTCTCCAACTTCGCCAACTCCTGGCATCGTTGATGGATCAGAATAATCTCTTAACCAATCAGGATTATTCTCTCTCCAATTATCCCATTCTGTGATGCTCATCACAACTTCTTTTTGTTCACCAGTTTTTGTGTTTACTACAGGGTACGTTGCCATATCAATATAAAGTTATGTAAATTTATTTAGACCACTCCAGAGCCTCAGCTACGGTAGGGTAATACTGAACAAATAGACCTTTGCAAGCATTTGCGATGTCCATATGTTCTTTTTGTGTTCCGTGAGCACTTCTTAATTGAATATAATGTATCCAAGAACGACAAGAACCAGTCATATACAATCTAGTGGGTGTTGCAAGTGGCAATACAAATCGAGCACACTCTTTTGCAACTCCTAATTCTAACATTTGGTTATATAATGCCAAAGATGACTCAAATAAAGTAGTCATCTGTTTATTCAGTTTTTCAACAATTTCTGGATCTAGGTTGTCAATTGAATTTTGACGATTTTTAGTATCTTGTCGTCTTAAATCAGGTAAATCAATTTTTCCTAATAAATTACTATCTGCGTATCTTTGAGAAAACTCTTGAAATGTAAAACTACGGTGTCGAAGCACTTGTGCTGCTAAACCACGAGTTGTCTCTATTTCAAGTGTCATTGATGATTGCTCAAAAACAGACCAATGTTGATGTTTGATGCAATATCTTAATAATCCTGCGTAATTATCATTATTCTGATTACTTGGATTTGATACTCTGGCAATATATGCCATTGTCTGCTCTGGATCAGCAGTTATGTTAACAAAACTTACTTTCATTTAAAACCTTTCGATGTTTGTTCTTCAATTCTTGCCAGTTCATCTTTAGCAACTTTTAATTGTTCTTTAATTAGTTTTAATTTATCATCATCAAAAAGTTCTCTTTTTTTCAAAAGTCTTTCTAATAATTTAACTAATCTTTTTGCTCTAGTCTGGGTAGCCATCATCATCATCGTGAAGTTCATCATAATCACTTACTTGCTTAAAAGCAGGTGAATTTTTATAAGCATCAACATCAGAATAAACTTCTGCTTTTATTGCGTCTACTGATAATTCTAGTTGACGAACTAATAGTTTGAGTTTTTCTTTATCCATAAAACTATTCTTTCATCTAATTATAACATAAAAAAAGGAGGGTTGCAACCCTCCTGATTTGTTAACTGCAAGGTGATGCCTTACTTCTAACTTTAATACCACGATACATTAGATCGTGTCTTTCACGCTTTGTTGCCTCTTCAAGCACCATTGCGTTGTATTCTTCAGTGTCATACTCGACACCACGATAAGTGACTTTTGCCATTGGTTTTCTCCAAAGTAGTAGGGTGGAAACCCGTTCCTTCAGTCGAACATTTGCGTCCCTAATGGGATGAACGAACCCGTTCCGTGTCGGCTTACTTGCGTCTCCTAAGAGATGAACGTTGTGTTAATTCTAACACATTCATATTATATAGTCAAGTAAGAATGTAACAATCGATACAAAATCCCTACAGGTCAAAATTTTGGCGGGATTTTTTTTCGACTATTTTTGTAACTACTTTCGCTTTTTCTTTTTGGGTCCTTGTGTTTGATATCCCCAGAGGTTTGGTTTGATTGTGCCATAACCATAGTCTATAATTTTCAGTCCTTTCTTGAACTTATCATAATACATATCAAAGATTGAAGTTCTTGATCCTCTTGTCAAGTCCTGATAAGTTTCTCCATCAATTTCATATGTAACTATCATACCATCAGATGGTGCTTCAGTTGTATGAATGTCTTGTTTAGAACCATTTTCAACTATAATCTCACAACCATATATTTCTTTAGACGCATCTTTTTCTTTTTTACTCCATATAACTTTCTTCTCTTCAGTCTTTGTTTCGGTCTCTTTCAATACTGGTTCACTCATGATCTACCTCCCCAAGTAATTTGTGGATATGCTTCTGAAACAACTTCCTTTGTAATTTTATATTTGTCTGTCAATTTTTTATCTTTGACTAATACAAGGATCTCTGCCTCAAGTGGATGTAATCCTTCAAGTATATTGATAAACATTGTTTCTCTACGAAGACTACTCAAACTATTATTCCCACCCTTGATAAAATTATAAAACTTCGTATATTCTCTACGAATTGATGCCTTACCTTGATCTTGAGATCCTAAAGATTTAGAACCCATTTCACCCATCTTATCGACAGCATCATTGATTTTATCAGATAAAGTGCCTGTCATACTATTATCTTCTCTTGTATTACCATAAGGCACATCGCCTGGTGGTAATGCAGATAACGCAGTATCATCAAAATTCCATATGAATAGAGTTAATAATGAATCGTGAGCGTATCTTTGTAATACTTCAACCTTTTTAGCTTTACTTCTTTGTTTAGAAGCAGCATCAAGAACCTCAAATGCAAACGGAATGTTTGGTAAATTGGGTATCGGTGTTGCCTTTGTCTTTACAGTTTTCACTGTTGCTTTTTTAGTCGTCGTCTTCTTCGTCGTTGTCATAATTGTTTTCAAATCTGAATGCTACAATTTCATCTGGAACTAGGTTCCCGTTTTGGTCAAACATTTCAGGATGTGCTTTCGGTATTTCCTGATAGTTCATTAAGTATTCTCTGGCGACCCAACCTCCTATGACTCCTATAATAAGGAAACCAATTAATAGAAAGGAACCGAATACCAAAGTTACAGCTAACATAACACCCCCGTTATTTTTGTATGTCAATAAAAAAATCAAAGTGGATAGTTATCTTTTTTGTGAAAAATGAAATAACTTTATCCAACCCAATACGAAATGATTTAGGTCTCTTTTTT